AGCTCGGTCAGCGCGCCCAGGCCTTTCATGGATGGAACCTGCGACAGGAAGGCCTGCGAGCCCATCGTCTCGGCCAACGCCTCCAGGTCCGCCACATCCTGCTGCGCCGTCGGAAGCCTGGAGTCGATCGGGCCGGCTGCGGCGCGCAGCGTGCTGGTCGGCTTGCCGTCCTTGTCTATCGCTGCGGAAAGGAACCGGTCGGCCGTGTTCAGGAAGTTGTCCATCGACGCCGCGCCGGACTCGGCCTCTGCGGCCTTCCCGCGGATCTTGTCGTCCAGTTCCGTTCGTGCCTTCTTGACCTGCAGGCCAAGCTCTTCTCGCCTGATCGCGTTGGTCTCTCGATTGGCCTGCGCGTTCATGGCGGCGATGCGGTTGGCATCTCGCGCAATGTCGATGTCGGCCTGGATCTTCTTGATGTCCCAACCCTTCTTCTCCAGGTCCTTGAGGGCGCCCTGCTCCGCATACTTGGCGTCGACGCCGGCCTTCTTGGCGTCGGCCTCGGCCTTGGCAAGCGCGGCTGGGCCCTGCTCTTCGGCGCGTCGTTCGGAGCCGAAGGTCTGCAGCGCAGTGGCCGCGTCCTTCCCGAGAGGGTTGGCAGCCAGGAGCGCCTGGAACTGGCCGAGCGCGAACTCCGGGTGCGCCTCGATCACCTGGGCCTGCGTGCGCAGCCCTTGCGATTCAGGCGTCGGGCCACCGCCCTTTTCCATGGCGTCGGCGCGCTGCCGCATCTGCTCGACGGCGAACTGCGGCTTGCCGGACTTGATGGCGGCACCCCACTGCAGCAAGTCCGAGGCAAGCGACTGCTGCTGCTGGGTGTTCTTCGCCGCCCAGGCCTTGTTGTAGGCCTCGGCATGCGCGGGGTCGGCAATCATTACCGCCTGGAAGTCGTCAGCGGTTGCGCCCGGGCGCGAGGCCTTAGCCAGAAGCCCTTGGAGCTGCTGCTGCTTCAGCAACGCAGCCTGCTGCTGAGCCTGCTGCTGCTGGTCGTTTCGGATCGCTGCGCCAGCGCCGTAACCGGACAGAGCGGCTTGGAATGGCGACTGGACGTCGATGGAGTAATCGATGGGACCCATGCTCAAACCCTCGCGTAGTCGACCATCAGGAACCCGCTTTCGTGGGTGCTGACGGCATCAGGGAAAGCGGCGGCCACCTCATGCGCCATGTGGCCGAGCTGCTCGGGCCCACCCCAGACATAGCGGAATCGATACAGCGGCAGGCCATTGGCTGCGATGCCGACCTGTCGGACGCCGGTCTTCAGCCTGGCGTCTGAGAATCGCGCGCCCATGCCCGTCAAGCCGTACGTGCTGCCGCCCGCCCCGACGCTGCTGACGCCACCACCACCGGCACCGCCGCCACCTAACCCGCCCATGCCGAAGTACGAGCCGATCGCGCTGGTGATCGCGTTGGCATAGCCGGCCTGTTCCTTCCCCTGCGCCAGCGCGCCGCCGGCCTGTGCCGCCCCCTGCTGCTGCAGAAGGTTGCTGACGTTGTTGCCGGTGGCCATGCCGGCATTGCCGACACCTGCCGCCGAGCTCTGGCCGAGGCTCGTCAAATTGCCGAGGCGGGCGTACTGGTCATTGATCGTCGAGGCCAGCAGCGCAGGATTGAACTGCGCCAGCGCGGATTGAACGTTGCCGCCGCGCAGGCCGCCGGTGGCCGACGCGTTGGCCAAGATGCGGTTTTCGCCGAGTTGCTGCGCCGATGTGAACTGCGGCGACTGCATCAGCGCATCGATTGCAGACTGCTGGGCCGCGGCACCACCGAGTCCGGCGAGGTTCTGCTGAGCCGTCAGCGCCCCGGTGCCGGCCTGCACATAGGGATTGAGCAACTCGCGCACCGCATCGAACTGACGGCGCTGCTCTGCGATGCCAGCCTGTGCCGACTCAGACTGGATGTTGGCGGCATCTTCGGCGGCGTCTCCTGCCTTCTTGGCCGAATAGATGCCGCCGATCAGCGTGGCACCGCCCATTGCCACCATGCCCCAGGTCATTGCAGCACCTCGCGCGCGGCGTTGTCGAACTGCAGCAGCTCTGGTTCGATGTGCTGCGCCTCGATGACGGCGAGGTCTCGTTCGTCATCCGGGTTCGCGTGGATCGTGACGAAGAACGTGTCTTCGAAGGCCAGCACAGCGCGCTTCACGCCGGCCTGCGACAGGCCGAGATAGCCGCCTCGCACCTCGTCGCGTCCGAACTCGCTGATCACCAAAGCGTGGCCGCTGATGACGCCGAGGATGTGGTCGTGCCGGTGGATCTTGCCGACGATGAGCATGCCGGTCGGCACAAGCAGTCGACGTTCGTACCAGCCCGGATGAAAGATGTGCTGCGGCGTCGGCATCTCCGACGCGATCGGCAGCATGGTCGACTGCAGGCGCTGAAGGTCAGCACGCGTCGGTAGATGTCGGAGGGCCGCAATGGCGGCATTGGGCCGGATGAGTTCAGCGAGCATCACGTCTCCCTTGCGGGGTGATGAGCTGCTGGCGGCTCTTAGGATCTCAGCGGGCCGGCGCGTGTGGCGCTGGTCGGGTGCGCAATTATTGCGCAGTCAAGCGATTTTCTGAACTATGGCGACGGATTGACGATCATCCAGGCGATCGAGCGCGTGTCCGCAGCGTTGGCCGAGGTGATCGTGAAGCTGACGCCGGCCACGCGCGCCGAGATCGTCAGCTCGCCATGCGTGCCGCTGCTGTTCTGGCCGGTCAGGAAGATGCGGCTGGTCGCGGTCACGGCGGTGGTGTTGACGACGACGGTGCCGGCCACCAGCGTGGCAGCGCCCATGCGAGCGTTGGCGCCCTCCTTGATCGAGACGCCCTTGCCGAGCACGTTGAACACCAGCTCGTCGGTGGCCAGGGCGCCGGCCAGTGTCTTGTTCGACAGCGTCTGCGCGTCGGTGGTACCGACGACGTCGCCGGTGACGCCGTGCACGGATGTGTCGGCCTCGTGGATGGCGAGCTGCGCGGCCGCGGCGTCTGCGGTGGCCTGCGCTGCGTCTGCATCTGCCTGAGCGGCATCGGCCGCGGCCTGCGCTGCCGCTGCTGCGATCAGGGCTGCGTCAGCGTCCGCCTGAGCCTCGCCGATGGCGTCGGTGTTCGCCCCGATCGCCTCCGGAAGCACGGTGGTCACATCGGCCGACATCGCATCGAACTCTTTGATAAGCCGCGGCGTCGGCAGGAACGCCTCCAGATCCTTGCGCAGGAAGCGCTTGGAAACCGTCTGAGGCAAGCTGGCCGGGTCTGGCGAGGTCGCCTTCTGCGGCCACTTCCGAGCGCCTGGGCTAGGCATAGAGGCCTTCGAAGGTTGCCTCAAGCCGTGCGATCGACAGATGCGCATCGCTCGTGCCGCGGAAGCGCTGAACCCGATAGTTCTCCATGCTGCCCTGCGAGCGCCACTGCAGCCGCTTCATGCGTTCGCCCTGCTTGCCGGCCTTGATGGGCCGCTCTTGGCTCCAGGTCTCGCCGTCGAGCGAGTAGCTGGTCCAGATGACCGGATCGAGACCGAAGGCCACGCGGCCCGGCAGGCCGACCAGCTCGAGGTCGTGAACGATGGCGCCATTGCCTTCGTTGTAAACGATCATGGTCCCGAAGTCCCAGCCGGTGCTCTCGCCCCAGTGCGTGGAGACGCCCTCCACCAGCTCACCGATGCGCTCACTGGTCGGGTCGCCGACGATCCAGCGGTCATAGCACCAGACCAGGTTGCGGATCTTGTAGATGCTGGGCGCCACCACGCCGCTGTCGAGCGTGAACCACACCGGCTCTCCGACTGCCTTGGTGGCCTCCCCGTCATAGACCAGCGTGCGGTCGGGCAGGTGCACCAGCAGATGGCGGTGCGACTTCGAGGTCTTGGCCTCCATCACGATGTTGGCCAGCTGCGCCTCGGTGTAGCTCTCCAGGATCACGTTGATCTCGCGCGTGGCGATCGGCGCGGCCTGGCCGGAGAGTCCGATGTAGATCGATGGCGCCTCGTTGCGCGCCCCGCCAACGAAGGCGATGGCCTGCATGTAGACGCAGGCGGCGTGCGTGCCGATGGCGCCCTTCGGGATCATCGCGGCCTTGTTGCGCGAGAACGGGAAGCCGTCGCCGCCGACGTTCTCCAGCACCTCGATCGTGTAGCGGTTGAGCACGTAGACCTCTTCGGTCAGCTCCAGCAGCGCATTGATCGGGTCCGGGTCGGCCTCCGAGCTGCCGTACTTCAGCGGGTTGATCGCCATGCGGTCGTTCAGCTCTGTCACCGCGATCGTCTCGCCGTCTGTGACCATGAAGTAGCCGTCGATCCAGACGACGTCGATCACCGTGCCGAGGTCCGGGTCAGTGACCTGGACCAGCGTGCTGCCATCCCAGTAGTAGAGCCTGCCGCCCGAGGCGATGGCCAGCACGTCGAAGGAGTAATCCATCGTGACCTGGCCGCCTGGCCCCACATCGCCCAGCACGGCCACGCTGCCATCCGCATTCACGCGGATCAGCTTGGTGCCCTGCACGCGGTAGCAGTGGCCGCGCCAGTTGATGGCTCCGCGGTCGACGCCGCCCGGCCCGGTGCCGAACAGCGCCACGCCCTCGGCCGGCTTCAGATAGCCGCTTGCGATGCCAGTGGACTTCGGCACCGGCACCATGTTCCTCGGGTAGCTGGTGCGGAAATCAGCGACCGGGCTGGCGTAGATCCCGTTCAGGATGGAGATCTGGGTCATGGCGCATCACACAAAGCTGCGCACCGGCTGGCGACTGGCCGAGAGCTTGACGTTCGTGAAGGTGTAGTTGCCGGCAGCGCCGAAGGCCCGCAGCTCGTAGACGCCATCCGCGCCGGATGTGCGCAGCAGGCCGCTCAATGTGAAGCCGATCACGTTGCCGACGCCGGCGGTCGAGATGGCGATGCTGAACGGCGTGGCGAACCCGTTGCGGAACAGGATCAGACTGATGTCGTTGCCATTGGGGCCCGACACGTTGCCGCTGGCGGTGACGACATCCTCGATCACTGGCGCGCCGGCAACATGCGTCAGCGTGCCGTTGGCCAGGTCGCTGGTGTAGAAGCCCGGCGTGTCCAGCAGCACCGTGTTGAACGGCTTGATCGCCTGGGGCGCAGCGTTCAGCGCCAACGTGACCGAGTTCAGCGCCAGCATGCTGGACGCAGGCTGCACCGTTTCGATCATGTCCTTGATCATGTTGCGCATCACCTCAGCGGTGATCGCCTGCGTGTTGTTGTCGGCCAGAACCGTGTCGGCTTCGGCGTACAACTCATCGATTGATTTGATGGTCATGCGAATGCCCCTTGGTCGAAGCTGTTGTCGAATGATTGAAGGACCGATGGAGCCTGCCCAGCACTCAGCGCTTGCAACTGCGCATCGGTAAGGCGGGTGTTCCAGTAGCGCGCTTGCTTAAGCCAGCCACACATAAGACTGCCGTTCCAATGCCCGAATTGCATACGGTCAACAGTTACAGGAATCACCCCGGTCAGATCAACCTTGACTGGCGTGCCATCCACCGTCGCTGCGAAGTCGTCTGCCTTGTAAGCACCGATCATCTTGGTCTCGGTATTGAGCAGCATGGTGCCCGGGTTGATGTTCACCGAGGCTGTGGACGCGATGGCGACGTTGAACCTGGTCGATGTGTCTGCGCTTCGTGAGAAGTTCAGATAGTCGTTCTGTGCTGCGTTAGCTACGGCAAACAACCGCGAGAAGCCGGTATTAGCGTTGAAACTGCGGGCCGTGAATTGGATCGTTCCCTCCAAAGGATTCCAGAACGATGTGAAGGCCGCTCCGAGAATATTTGCTACATCATTTGCTCGACTGGCCGTTGCGCCTGCGGTCTTGATGATCGAGGTGGCGAAGGCTCCAGCCTCTACCTGCATCCACTGCACCGACCCCGTGACCGTCAGCGTCAACAAACCCGCAGCGGGTGTGAATGTCAGCGTCCTGCGATCACCAAAACCAGGCCCGACTCCAGCAAGATTGCCTGCAAATGCACCGGACAACGCGACCGAGCCGGTGCCGACGAAGCTCAGGGTGTGGGCCACAGCAGTGACGGTTACGTCCTGGGTGACGCCGACCGCGTTGTTCAGCACCAGATTGATCCGCGCCTCCTCTATCAGCAGCCCGCGTGCGGCCAGCGTCACCGGGTCGTAGTCGAACCGGGGCGCGTTGATCGCGGAGTCCTGCAGCGCGCCAGCAGCGTCGAAGTAGGTGGCGACCGTGGTGCGTGTGAACGTGATGTCAGCCGGCAGCACCGGACCGGTCAAGGCGTAGTCCCGGGTGGCTGGCGGGATGATGACAGCCTGGCCGCCCCTGTATTCGCGCCGACGACGGCTGATGAACATGGCCTAGAAACCTTCCCCGACGATGCAGTGCAGCGTCGTCCCAGTCGCCGAGATGTAGCTCAGCGTGTTCTGTCCGTCGCCCTTGGTGATCAGCACCTGCATCCCAGGCGGCACCGGGTAGTCGGCCGTTGTGGCTGCGATCGGCGCGTTGCCAACGCGCACATAGCAAACCGCTGCGCCGAGGTTGGTCAGGCAGATATTCTTGGCCTCCGGGTTGATTGCGATGCTCGCCGCTGCAGCCGCAGGAGAGACGACTTGGCCTTGGGTGTAGGCGGGAGCGAAAGGCGCGATAACCATAAAACCTCCGGTCAAATGGGACGCCACGCACGAAGGCGAAGGATCATGGCGTTGGACTTAACTTAAAGTGACCGACTGCAATTGCGCGTCGGTCAGGCGGGTATTCCAGTAGCGGATAGATTTAATCCGCCCATTCAAAAACTCCGCCCCGATGAGGTTGCCGATATGCAGCCTGTTCACTGTTGGCACCGTGCCCGATACATCCGTAAGCACCGCGCTGCCATTGGCCGCCGCCGCGAAGTCATTTAACTTGTATACGCCGGCAACGCTGAAAGAAGCGTTCACAGCAGCAGTACCTGGCTGGAGGTCGGCTTGCGAGACGCCACCCGTGACAACAGCAAGCTGCGGCTTGCTGGTCGAGTTGATGCGCGCCAGAGACACCACATTACTGACGGTCCCGTCAGACGCCGCCGCCAAGCGAGGCGTCAACCCCGTAGTCGCGCTGAACGACGAACCCACAGCGTTCAGCGTGCCTTCCACCGGGTTCCAGAACGCGCTGAAGTTTCCACCCGTAATGGTTGCCACATCGGCAGCGCGCACAACTGCCCCAGCGTCCACCGTCTTGATCACTGAAGTGGCGAAGTTGCTGAGTTCGAGTTGTGGCAACCCGATGCGAATCGTAAGGTCGACAGCCTCCCCTAGGCCGGGATGCGTGAGGAAGAAATTCATCGCCACGAATGCGGTGACAGACGCAACAAGGGTCCGACCGACCTCCACACGACCCGTACGCAACGAAACAGCATCGGATGCGACAGGGATCGGAGCGCCACCCGCCGATGAGCCATCGGCCCTGCGGTCCTCCAGGCTCACGGCCACGCTTGTGACCCCAGCAAAACTACCGGCAACCGCTCGGATGAAAGCGGAGCCGACCCAGCGCTGACCCATCACCGCAGCGGCAACCGTGCTGCCGATGGGCTGGGCGATGCCGATGACGGTGGCCGAGGAGGCAACCCCGAACAGGCGAATGTCTATGTACTCGATGCCGTCCTCCACGCCAGTACCGACAACCTCGCGCGTCAGTCCTTGCGTGCTTGTAGCCACCCAGCCATTAGGCAGCGTCCCCGGAGCGGCTGCGCCGACCATCGTGTTGTTGGGGAGGCTGTTGGTGCGGGTGTCCTCGACGATCATCCCCAACTGCCCAAGGGTGGATGGGTCGTGATCGAATCGCGGCGCGTCAATCGCCATCTCCTGCAAAACCCCATCGGCATCGAGCCTCGTACCCTTCGATGCGCGTGTGAAGGTGATTCCGCTC